CGATGCCTGTCGGCGTGCCGGACGCGCCGGCCGCGGGATATGTGAACGTGTCTGGACCGGTGACCGTCACCGGGGCTCGGCGCAGGTTGAATTGAACGATGCTCGCGTTCGTAATTCGGACAGTCTGTCCACTGTAGAGGCCGTGTGCGACTGACGTGACGCTCGCGATCGTGCCGTTGCCGTTGACGCTGACAGCGTTCGGAAGGTTGTACGAATTGTTCGATGCTGTATTCGGGGAAAGAATCTTCATCGCACCGTTGCGATAGATCTTGTTCCTCCGCTCCGAACCATCTTCCAAGAAGAATGCGTGGCCCTTGACGTTGTACGCGAAGTTGTCGTTCAACGTCATCCCGCAAGTGCCGTGAATGGTGAATGCGCGGTTTTCCGATTGATTGACGACGCACCTCGTGACGTAGTTATTCACCGCGTCCGCGTTCAAGACACCGGTCGCCTGCGTGTAGCTGTTCATGTGAGCATGGAACGGATAGCGTCCCAGCATTCCACGCTGACCACCGCGTTCGGCAGCGCAGGAATCCAGACGAACAGTCGCGATCGTTGCTCCTGAAGCCATCCACATGATGTGCGCGCCGTGTCCCTTCGTGTTCCAGTCCGTGTCGTTCGGGCAAGTGAACACGATGTTGCGGCTCATGTTGTAGATGCGCGCGCGCTGATCAAGCGAAGTGGGAACATTCGGGTCAGCTTGGGTGAACGTCCCCGGGGTCAGGCTCATGGCAGAGCCGGCGACGGCAACGTCCAGCGGGTACTGCATCTTTCCCCAACGCTTGTACGTCAGCGCAGACGGCAGCGGGATCACTGTCCCCGAAGCGTTCGCGGCGAGCGTGAAATCTTCGGACGCAGAGATTTCGTTGTAGTCGGTATGCGCGACGGCGATCTTCGTCCCAGCGGGCCAGTTCGTGACGGCAGCGGTTGTCAGGCTCGTTGCCGCAGCGGCCGCGTGATCGTTCAGCGTCGTCCACAGAACCGCTGGCGGCGTGCCATGCACATCGAGCCGCCCTTGCGCCTCGACCATGATGCCGCGCGCCATTCCGGGATTGGTGATCGTGGTATTGAACCCCGTGATGTTTGTCGCGTCGAATGCACCGGTCAACGTGACGGTGACATTGGTGGTCAGCGGTACCGCCTCGGTGCCGATTTCAAGGGCGCCGCCGTTGTCGACGTGAATGCCGCTCGTATTGAAATTGATGTTGCCGGCTGAATTCAAGACTTTGACCGTTCCCAAAATATGAGTCGCGCCCAACGCCGGCGTGCTCACATCCATGATGACCGTGGTTCCCGCTCCCACCATGAACATGTCCCCAGCGACCAGCCCGAGACTGGAAAACAGGACATCGGTCCCGCTCGGGGCTGCGGCTGCACTGGCCAGGATGAACTTGCGAAATCTCGGATTCACGGCGTCGTCACCAAGAAGTTGTCGAAAATGTCAGCCGCGGGGCCAGGCGCTCCGGCGACATTGAATTCGAGCGCAACCCCGAATTGACCACCCGGGACCGGCGTTGATGCGAGCGGGCCGCTGACAGAAGTACCGTTGACGAAAAGCTCGAGCGTTGTCGCTGTCACTTTCAGCTTCACGTTGTATGTCGTCGCCCCCGTGATGTCGTATGCAGGCGGCGTCACAGACGACGAATCCCACACGTTCGACAACGTGCCATCGTAGATGTGATGTGCAATTCGAATAGTGCCGCCGGCCCCGGTGTTGTGGAAGTAGACGATGTCTCTTTCATTGAATTCGTTACTCAGCGCGCGAACGGACACGTTCGCGTTCCCATCGGACAGTGTCGGGATATTCGGCGTCCAATCAACGCTGACGGTGTACACGTCAGACGGGCAAAGCAGAGAGCAGTACGAATAGTCGGAAGCGATCTTCAGTTTGTTGTTCGAGATTAGCGGCATCAGCGCGCCTGAAGTTCCACTCGACTCTGCGATCCAGACATCGCCGTGCGATGACGTGCCGATCGGTCCGTCCGCGCGATTGAAGTTGTCCGCGAACAGCGTGGTCGCGCCACCGGCGACCAGTCCGTTGGAGATCGCGACTCCCGAGAAATTGGCCGCCTTGTTGCCCGCGAGGTCGGCCATCGCGTTCGTGCCCGGCTGCGTATAGCTGACCGCTCCCGATTCGCCGACGACGAACGGGGCGCTGAGCACGAGATACGTCAGCGTCGAATTCCACATCTGATGATCTGTGACCGTGTGCCCGCTGACCGCAAACGCGCTCGCCGGAGAGATGGTCGAGCTCATCGGCTCCGACCACGGAAGCTGAATGTGCGTCGGCGTGCTGGTATCTACCGCAGGCGACACGAGCGTCGGTGGCGTCACGTCGCCAGCAATCGCCACGTTGTTCGTGATCGGCTTGGCGCTGAACGACGCGACCTTGTTGCCAGCCGCGTCCTGCAAGCCGATCGAACCCGATTGCGTGAATGCAAGCGTGGTTGCAGCCTCGCCGTTGACGAATGCTGTGCTCGTCGTGAGGTTGAGTTTGCGCACGGTGTTTCCCCACGCGCTTGCAGTGAGCGCATGTCCTGCGCTAACCGCGAATGCAGAGAACCAAGTAGTCGCGTTGAGCGACTGATCCAGGTCTTCGTCGAGCAGGACTTCGATGATCGTCGGCGCTGCGTTCGCGACCGTCGCGCTGACTTCGGACGGCGGCGTCATGTCCATCGGTGGCGCGCCAGCGCCCAGTTTCACCCACGCGTAGAGCGTTGCAGCCAACTGGCTCGTCACCAGCAACTCGCTCACCGCATTCGCGGTGGCGTCTAGCGCATCGCTGCCCTTGTTCAACCACGGTGTCGGCAGCGTCACCATTCGCCCGCCTGTTGCGTCCTGCTGCAAGTAGATCGCGCAATTGCCGTCCTGCACTGCGCCTGCCGCCTGCGTCAGCGTCTCGTTGCCGACCAGCGTATGCAGCGCCATCCGCTTGCCGAACCCCGGCTTGTCGAGCGGCACCGCCGTCGCGTACGGGATGTCCTGTGCGTCGCCCGTGCCGCCTGTGTTCGCCATCGCGAGCGCCTGATCCGCCGTCGCGGCTGCGTTCACATGGTTCGCGTCGTGTTCGTCCCACGTCAGCGGTGCGCCTTTGCCCGCTCGCGTGACGATCGTCGTTGTCCGTTGTGCGGGCGCACCTGCTTTCGTCGGCTTGCTCATGGTGTGATTACCTCTCACGACGGCGGTTGATAGACGACATCGTAGCCATCGACCTCGTACGAAATGTCGCTGTATGTCTGCGGTGGCAATGGCTTGCCGGCGAGTTGCAGGAACAAGCCATTGATGGAAATCGCGAGTGTGCTCGTTCCCATCGCGCCGACGCTTGCTGCTTCGGTCGGGTAGCTGGGATCGCCGAAACAGACGCGCAACGCGCCGGTGCTGTTGTGCGTGATGCGGACGACGACCGCGAGGCCGGCGAGCGTCGCCGCTTGCAGGAAACGAAGCGCCGTGCTCGGCACCGTCAGCGGAATCAGGTTCAGCGTCAGCGTCTGTTGCGAAATCAGGCTCGGCTTGCTGCGCGCCTGCGTGTCGAGAATCGTGGTGCTGTTCAATCGCTGCGCTGCACCGCCCATGTCGACCTGATAGCTTGTGCACTCCGCCAGCGTCAGCCATGACATGACCGGTACGAACCCTGCGCTGTTCGCGAACGGCGAATAGCTGCTCGTGTCGAGCCCATCGGCGATGAAGTCGTCCGTCGTCGGCGCGGTGACGATCGCGCCCTGCCCTTCGAGCGGGACCATGCCGCCAACGTCCGCGAAGTAGCCTGCGCTCCACTCTGCCAGGCCATGCGCGGGGGCCGTGACGATTGCCGCGCTCGCATTCGACACGTTCGTGACCGGAATCTCGGCGCCGTACGTCGCGCCGATGTCGACGCGTACGTCCCTGCCAACGATGTTCCGTGCCATTGCGGTTTAGATACCGATGCTTGAACGGTTCGCCCAGAGCAGGGACTTCACGCCGAGCGGCAGTTCGATGATGGCGGTTCTACTCAGCGCGTGCTCGACGGCTGATCGGTTGAACCAGAAATGACCGATCAGCAGCCGCATCGCCACGAGCACATCGTCGTCGAGCATGTCGACCGTAGTTCCTGTCTCGGTGGGATACGCCATGCCGGCCGTGAAATCGATCAGCACGCTGTCGGGCGCGTAGCCCGCGGACGGCCAGCTTTGCCCGTACTGCAGGTGGATGTTGCCGGCTTGCGTCAGGTAGTACGTCGCCGGATCGAGCACGGTGTAGACGGTGTCGCTCGGCAGCTTGTATTGGATCTGCTCGATCGAGCGGATCGGCTTCGGCGCTTGCAGCCAATACGGCATCTCGGAGAACGTCGGCAGCGACGCGACGAACTGCTGCGCACCGATCACCTTGTCGATCTCCTTCTCGCAGACGTAGCGCGCTGCGCGAATCCACGATTGCAACAGCGTGTCCTGCATCGTGTCGCCGCTGTAGCCGGGCACGTCTTGCCGCAAGAACACTCGCGCGTCGGCAAGCGAAATCGGTTCTGCCGTCGCAACCGAAACGCGACGCACGCTCAGTTGTCGCAAATGATGATGCAGATACTGGTGCGGGTAGCCCCATGCCGAATACGGATAGCCGCCGTAGCCGTCGCCGTAGATCATCGCTCGCTCCTGCGGAATGCGAAGCTGCCGATGGCTTCGCGGCCTAGCAGCGTCTCTGCGTTGTTCGACTCGATCGCCTTGAACCCGTGCCCGTGCATGAACCCTACGAGTCCGCTCTCGGTGAAATACCACAGGTGCTCGCCGGGCTTGTAGTGCTTCGACCCGCGCGCGTCGTCGCCGTTTCGATAGATCGGCGTCGAGATGAACACCCAACGCTCGACGTTGTCCAGAATCTCGGATGGGTTCGCCATGTGCTCGATGGAATCCCACATCGTCACCGCTTCGACGCGCATGCCGCGCGGGTCGCACAGCAATCCGCGTTCGAACAACCAGCGCACGCCTTCCGGGTTCACGTCCCAGCCGCTCGCGGGTGCGTGCTCGAGATAGGCCGACACGAAGTAGCCGCCGCCGATGCCGACATCGACGATGGGTCCCTGCCAGTGCCGCTGCACGAGGTCGAGCCGTGCATCGGTCAGCGCACGGCCCATCGGCGAGATGTCGAGCGCCTGATAGTGATCGAAGTAATCGCGGTCGTAGAGATTCACCGCCGGTGGCACGGCGAGATAGCCGAGGCCGAGTTCAGGCAACCAGAGCAGGCGCCGCGCGGCGAGCGACACGAAGTCGCCATTGATCGAATTGCTGACGGAGTCGCGTGTTGGCCTTCTTGCAACCGTGTCGAGACGACGTGCAACCGCAGAATTCATCGGGCATCCCCCAACCGAGCAGATCGACGGTCATCGACGGGTCGGTGATCCGCTCGGGCGCATTGTGGCCCGCCTGCCCGCCGAGCACGATGAACGCAGGAACGTTGGCGGCGATCGCGGCCGGCACGATCCAGCCGACCGGGCCGCAGACGGCTGCAGCCGATTGCACGAGCGCGAGCAGCTGCAGCACGTCGAATTCGCCGCCGTGGAAAGTCTCGTCGGCCTCGGGCAGCGGGCCGATCGCGGACTCCTCGTCGCCCTTGAGGTCGGCGACGCTGACGACGTGCATGCCTTCGGCTCGCAGCCAGCGCGTCACGTCGCGCACGTATTCGGGCCGCGGGTTGCGGGCGGTGTTCAGCCACTCCTTGCGCACCGTGACGGGACGAACGAGACAGATCGGCTTTGCGGTGACGACGGGCGAGCGCGGCAGCGGCGGCAGATCGAGCGATGCGCCCGACGCTTCGATGCCGAACGTGTCGCGCAGGCCGCGCCACATCGAATCGCCGTCACGCAACGCCTTGACGTAGCCAATCGCCCGCATCGAGCAGCCGCGCCGCACGGTCGAGCGGAACTCGACGTCCGTGGCGAACGCGTTCTTGTCGCGTGCCTCGTTGCGCGCCTGCGTGCGCAGCGTCGTGCGCGAGGCGACCAGCCGCACCGACTGCGCCATGTCGGCGTATAGCTGCGGCCACGGCGTCGACAGATAGACGCGATGACCGCGCGCGAGTTCGCGCACGAACGGGCGCTGATAGAGGTTGTCGCCTAGGCCGAGCATGCCGCGCACGAACACTTCGGGGCGCGGCAGTTCTTCGTCGAGCGACCGCTGATCGAAACAGCGAAGCGCCGTCCGTCGCGTGCAGTTCACGACTTCGACGCCCATTTTCCGCAAGTCCTGCGCCGCTACCGAGAACCTGTCGCGCCAGGCTGCGAAGCCGCCCGGCTGCGGGTTGCTGAGTTGCTGCGGGTGGTCATTGTGCGCATGCAGCCTGCCGCCAGTTGCCTGCATGTCGAAGCCGAGCAGGACGATGCGTTGCGCACCCCAGATCGCGATGAGGTTGATCGCCGCATAGCCGCTGTTGCCGCCGACGTGCACGCAGGCCGGCGACGCGCTCATGCCGATGCTGTTGTCGGCGTCGATGCCACGGATCCAGTTGACGCCCGGCACGTTGTCCGCGGTCGACCAGAATTCGCTCTCCGTCTTGTCGATCTCGCGGTGATAGTGGCGCCACCACTGCGCGTCGCCGCCGTAGAGCACGTCGGCCCACGGCGCGAATGGCGCTAGGCCCGCGTTGTTGACCGCGACTACCTTGCGTTCGCGCGGAGCCGCGTCGCGCCACGCTCGGACGAGTGCACAGTCGTCGGTGTCGAGACTGGGGCCGCTGGCAAGGCAGACGACGACGCATCCTCGCCAGCGGCCCGCGCTCCCCCCGATGCGACGGGACGGCGCACGCGATGCACGGTCGGCGTTGCGACGACGCGCAGCAGGCCGGCGCGCTCGAGGTCGCCCGCGAGACCTGATTCAAGCCAGATCGGTCGGCCTTCGTGTGCGCGGATGTCGTCGTGCTGGAAGTCCGTCAGCGGGATGGTCTCTACGTTCATGGTGACGTGTTCCCCGGATGCAAAAAAGGGCAGTGCCGAATCACGCGGCACGGCCCCCCCAAACGCATGGCAACTGCTTCTGTCGGGAAATCAGGTCGCCGGCAGTGCTGGGTTCTTGATGAACGCCTCGGGGCGATACACCGCGAGCGCCAACCGTTCCTCGCAACGGATCGTGACCATGTTCCGGATGAAGTCGTCCTGGTTCTCGGTCGAGATCACGACGTTCGCGTCTTCGCGGTCGAAGACTTGCGCGCCCATCATGAATGCGCCGGTCAACGCGGTGCCCTGCGTCATCGCCTGCGTCGGAACGACCGGCAGGCCCCACAGCATCGGCGTGCCCGTGGCCTGCGGATTCGAGAAGATGTAGTCGCCGATCGTGCTCTTGGTCAATTGGATGCCAGCCCAGTCGGACGGATGCAGCACGATGCCCGTCGACGGAAACAGCGCGAGTTCCGCTTGCAGGATCATCAGCCGGATCACGTCGATCTTGGTCGGGCTGGTGATCACGATCGGCGCCGAGTAGAGCGTCGCCTGCGTGTAGATGCCGTTCAGGTTGTTGCCCGCGCCGGAGCCCTTCAGCAGTTGGTTCTCCTCGACCAGCTTCAAGCCGTAGCGCAGACGGCCGTCGATGTTGGACATCAGCGCCTGGAAGTCGTCGAGGATTTGCCGCGACGCGTGAATCCAGTGCGCGATGGTGACGACGGCGCTTTGCATCAGCGCATAGACGAGTTGCGATTCGGCCTTCAGCATGCTTTCGCTGATCGGCGCCGCGTTGTTCGTGAAGCCGGTTTCCTTCACGTACTGGATCATGTTCGACTGCGTCGTGCCGGGCGTGATCAGGTCGCGCACCGTCAGGCGACGCGTCGGCCCTTGAAAGACGACCGGCAGGTAATCAGGCGGAACGCCGACCGTGGTCGTGTTGGTCGTGCCGATCGACGTGAGCGCAGCGCGCGGAATCTGGCCGACGTAGCCGGATTGCGTCGACTTGATGCCACCCGAGTCGACCCACGCCTTCAACGCTTCGTCCTGAATGAAGATTTCGCCCGCCGTCTTCGGCGGCGCCGCGCGTTCCTCGTTGCCGCGCCGCGCCGTCTTCTGCTCGATCTCCTGCAGCCGCGCCGTCAGCTTGCTCTGCTCCATCAGCAGGCCATCGACCTGCGGCTTGAGCTCGACGGCCATGTCGCCGGACTTCTTGGCCTGTGCGAGCGCCTTTTCGCCGACCTCCCTCACCTGATCGCGGATGCGAAGCAGTTCTTCCTTGACCATCTTCGCGTCGACTTGCACGACGCCGGTGTCTTCTGCACTCATGGGGATACCTCCGCTACGGCCCATTCGACGGACCGCATCGACAAATCAATGGACAGCGACGCGAATGCGTCGCGCAGTTCTCGCCCAGCGTCATGCGTGGGCTGTGGAGGCGTGGGCCGGACAGCGCGTGGCGTGCCGCCCTCGGGGGCAGCGTTACGCGTGCCACCGGCCTCCTTGTATTCCTTGAGCATCGCGCGGCGCTCGGAGCGCGGCATGCCCGCCTTCGCCAGCGCCATGTCGAGCAGATAGGCGGCGACGCGATCGTTCGCGCGGGCCTGCTCCGTCACCTGATCGGCTGCGAGCAGCGAGTCGGCGAAGCCGGATTCGATCGCCGCTTCGCCGCCAAACCATGTCTCCGCGTCCATCAGCGCCATCGTCTCGGCCTGCGTCTTGCCGCTGCGCGCCGAGTAGATCGACGCCATGCTGCGGTCGAACGGCTCCAGCGACTGCGCGACTTCCATCAAGTCGTTGCGATTGCCGAGCACGACCATCCACGTGTTGTGCATCATCAGGAACGCGCTGCGCGCGATCTCGATCGTGTCGCCCGCCATCGCGATGAGCGACGCCGCCGATGCGGCGAGGCCGAGCACGCGCGTCGTCACGTCGCCCTTGTGCTGACGCAGCAAGTTGTAGATCGCGACGCCTTCGAACACGTCGCCGCCCGGCGAGTTGATATTGACGATGACGTTCTTCGTGTCGCCGATCGCGCGCAACGCGCCCGCGATGCGCTTGACCGTCACGCCTTCGCCGGTCCACGGGTCATAGCCGATCGGGTCATAGATCGAGATCGTGTTTTCGGGCGCCGCGCTGGACGCGGTGACGTTCGGGGCCCACGTTTCGATCGCGCGCGCCGCGAGTTCCCATTCCATCGAGACGCCTTCGGGCCGTTGCTGATGACGCGCCATCGGCATGAAACGCTTCGTCATGATCACTGCTCCATTGAGGCGGCGGATTCGGCGCGATTCTGCTCCGACTCGATGCCGAGCCACGCAATGAACGCGTTTCTCGCCTGCACCGCCGGCGCGTTGGCCGCGGTGTCTGCGCCGGCGCCGAGGTCGTCGAGCGGCGCGAGGTTCACTTGCGCCGTCAGCACGTCGGCGTTGCCGCCGACCGGCGGCAGGTTTTCCTTCACCCTGCACTCGTCGCGCGTGTAGATGCCGTTCTGCACCATCGTCGAATAGAACGCGGCACGCGTCGAACTGTCGGCACGCAGCAGCGCCTCGAAGTTGAACTCGGCGTAGAAGTCCATGCGCTCGGTCGCGCTGAGCAGCTTGCGATTGATCGACTGCTCGACGCGCTTCAGCCACGGGCGCAGCGTGAACGTCAGGAAGCCGATCATCTGCTGCTCGATGCCGGTGCCCCACGAGGTCGACTTCTCGCTGTGTCCGACCATGAACGGCGGGACCCGATACCAGCGGCAGATTTCCTCGATCGAGAACGCGCGCGTTTCGAGCAGCTGCGCATCGTCGGGGTTGATCGCGAGCGAGTTGTACGTGATGCCCGCTTCCAGCAGCGGCGCCTTGCCCGCGTTGATCGAGCCGCGGTACTCCTCTAGGCGAGCCTGGAACTGCGTGCGCAGCTTCTCGGGAACGGTGTTCGGCGTCTGGAACGTGCCGCTCATCAGCATCCCGCTCTTGAACACGTTGCCCGATGCGCGATCGGCGGCGAGCGCGTTGCCGAGCACGTTCGATGCGTAGGCGATCGGGCTGAGGCCGACCAGCCCGTTCATGGTGAACGCGGGCACGTGCAGCATGTCGGCCTCGGGTGTCTCGTATTGCTTGCCGAGGTAGTCGTGCCAGATGTAGAGCAGCGAGCCGTCCGGCTGTCGGCGCACGATGACGCCTGCGGGGTGCACGAAGTCGAGCGCGACGACGATGCCGCCCGCTCGCACGATCAGCGAATAGGCGTTGCCCCACAGCAGCATCGACGCCAGCATCACCTCCCAGAAGGTGACCGCGGTCATGTCCGCGTTCGGCGAATCGTGCAGGATGAAGAACAGCGGATTCTTGTAGGCGGCGGTGCGCTCGGGCGTGCGCTTGTAGAGCATCAGCGGCAGCGTCGACACGGTCTCCGAGATCAGTCGCACGCAGGCCCACACCGCGGACACGCGCAGCGCGCTGTCGGGCGTGACGAGTTCGCCGCTGTTCACGGGCATGCCCGAGAACTCGGCCCAAAAGCGCGCATTCGAGAGTTCGATCGGTATGCCGAGCCAGGACGAAAGCGCGGCACGTATGCGGTGTCGCACGCCGCCCGTGCGAGGTTGCACGCTGCGCGTCGCGAGTTCGTTCGTCATTGCAAACTCCTCAAGCGATTGCCGGGCTTTTCAGCAGCGCCGCGATCGGATCGTCGCCCGCGCTTTCGAGCAGGCCGACCGCCATCGCGAGCGTGACGACGCCGTCGATTCTGCCGCGCGACTTGCGTTTGCTGAAAATCATGTTGCCCTTGTCGTCGGTCGCGACGAGCACGGCGCTCGCGGAACAGTACGTCATGCACGGGTTGCGATGCACGTCGATGCGCTCGTCGCCGATCGCGTTGCCGAGCAGTTCGATCGAACGCGGCATCCACAGCGACGGCACCTCGCGGCCGTAGCGGTCGGTCTTCGGCTGGGTGCGGTAGCCGCCTTGCGGATGCGCGATCAGCTCGATCTCGACGCTGGCGGCGTCGAGCTCGGGTTCGAGGAACGAGATGCGATACGGGTCGAAGCACGCGCGCGTCAACGCGGGCAACAGCACGGCGAGTTCAGCGAGGCGGCGGGCGACCCACGCATAGGCGACGGCGCGCCCGGGCGTCGCGTGCATGAAGCCCTGCTTCACCCACAAGTCGTACGGCACGCGATCGGTGCGGGCGCGCTCCTGCAGCGTGTCGAGCGGCGTCCAGAATTCGGTGTACGCCTTGATGCGCCCGTCCGGGTGCTCGCCGACGATCGAGAACGAGGTCAGGTCGCGCGTCCCCGACAAGTCGAGCGAGCCGACGAGGTCGTCGCATTCGCGCAGCGTCGCGATCGGATCGAATTCCTTCTCGCAGCGCAGCCAGAAGTCGCCGTCGATCCACGGGTTCTCGGCGCCGACCCACTGGCAGAAATTCAATCGCGCGACGGACGATCGCTTCGACGGCATGCCGTGCGCTTCGCGAATCTGCTCGCGGATGTAGGCCGGCTGGATGATGTGGAACAGGCCGGGGTTCGTTTTCGGCCAGCACGCTTCGTCGATAAACGGGTCGTCGTCGTCGTCGCCCGCGCACACGTAGGCAAACCATTCGTCGTTGAAATTCGCGTCGTCCGCTTGCGTCGCGTTGCCGACCGCGATCGAGTACTGGTGGTGCTCCCAGCAGACGGTTTCGCGATCGAAGCCGCTGTTGGTGATCTCGATGACGAGCGGCTGGCGGCGCCACTTGCGGCCGGCCGAGGCCATGTTCACCATCGTCGCGTCGGGGTGCTCGTGCACCTCGTCGATCAGGAAGCAGTGCGGGCGCGGGCCGGACTGCTTGTCTTCGCTCGCGATGGCGCGAAAGAAGCTCGCCGTGCGCAGGTAGGCGAGGTTATGGCACGCGGGGCCGGCCGGCGTCTTGACGACGCGCTTGGCGAGCGCGGGCGACAGGTCGACCATCGCGACGGCGTCGCGGAACAGGATCATGGCCTGGTCCTTCTTGGTCGCGGCGGCGTAGATCTCGGCGCGGTACTCGTTGTCGCTCGTCAGGCAGTAGAGGCCGATGCCGGCGGCGAGCGGCGACTTGCCGTTGCCCTTGCCCATCTCGATGTAGGCGGTGCGAAAGCGCCGCGTGCCATCGGCGCGGAGCCAGCCGAACACGCTGCCGATGATGAATTCCTCGTACGGGAGGAGGACGAACGGCTGGCCTTCGAACTGGCCGCCGTTCAGGCGCAGCACCTCGGGGAAGAAGTCGAGCGCGCGGCCGGCGACGGCGCGATCGAAGGTCAGGCCGCGCTTGGGCGCTTCGTCGAGATCGCGAAGGTGGCGCGCGCACGCGGTGCGCACGTGCGGGCCGGCGAGGATTTCGGCGGCGACGACGCGTCGTGCGTAGCGCGTCGTCGGATCGTCGTCGTCAACTGCCGAAGAAGCGTTCTTCCGGGTCGCGCGGGTCGGTGCTGCGGCCGCCTGCGGTTGGGATTCCGACATCGATGCGGCTCCGTGATGCGGGCGACATGCCGAACTCGGCCGCGTAGCGCGCCATGTCGCCACGCGACGAGCGCAACGTGCACAGCACGGGATTCATGATCGGGTTGCCGTTCGCGGTGCGCACGACGACGCCGTGCGTGACCTTGTCCGACTTGGCGAGTTCCTCCATCGTCCACGACGCTTCGACGAAGCGGCCGTAGGCATCGCAGTACGCGGCCAGCATCGGCACGTCGAGGTCGGTCATCAGGCCGCACCCGTACAGGATGTCGACGACGCGACGCCATTCGCTTTTGGCGAAGTCGCTGAGGAACCCGGGCGGCGGCGGTCGCTTGGGTGGCGGCTTCGGTTCGTTCTTGATCGGGCGCCGGCCGGCGTTGCCGGTCGCGAGGCGGATCACGTTCGGCACCGCCGGTCTGCCGGGTTTCATTGGCATGGGGATGCCTCCGTTGTCGTCGCTGCCGGCGCACCGGCCGCACCCGCCGCATTCTGCCCCACATAGCGAAACGAGTAGGTCTTCACACCTTCGCGGAAGCCGCTGTCGCGCAGCATGTTGCCGCTCAGCACGGTCTTCAGGTTGCGCTTGACGTCGACGAGTTGCCACTCGGCCTGACGCGCCATGTGCAGGTAGATCGGCGTGCTCGAGAACTTCGCCCACACCTCGTAGCCGTGCGCGGTCATCCAGGCGCTCGTCTTGTTGATCAACTGGATGCCCATGCCGAGCCCCGCGTAGTCGGGATGGATCACGGTGCGGTTGCTGTGCATCTTCTCGCGGCCGAGATCGCTCCTGCGATGCGGCGTGTAGTTCGCGAAGCACTGAAAGCCGATTTGGTCGTCGCCCTTGAACAGGCCGAACACCTCGATGTGGCCGCCCGGCAAGCGGTCGCTCAGATAGTGATACTTGCTGAAATACTTCCAGGTCCGACGCTCAACGCGGCGGATGTCGAAGTGAAGCTGTTCGTCGCGCGTGAAGCTTCGTCGAAGCGACCTCCGGTCGGTGTACTCCTGCTTGTTGCAGTCGATCACCCAGTCGGGGTTGAGCCAGTCGTGCACGTCGTAGTGGCACGAGCACAGCACGATGCGCTTGTCGAACTTGCGGGCGTGCTTCTGGATGCAGTGCGACATCACCTTGCCGACGGTGCGGTCGACGACGCTGGTCCACTCGTCCATGACGACGATCGTGCCGTCCACGGGTTGCGCCATGCGCAGCGCCGCCTCGGCGCGGGCGCGCTGGCCGTTCGACAGCGTGTAGGCGGGGCGGATCCAGCACACGACCGAGGTCAGGCCGACGCCGGCGAGCATCGCGGCGCATTCGTCGTACGAGTAGTGCTCGGGGAACTGGTCGATCACCGGCCGCGTCGTGTCGAGCATCTCGTGGAAGCACTCGGCACCCCACACGTGCTGCGCGAGGGTCGTCTTGCCGCTGCCCGAGGCGCCGACGACGAGGCCGACGTTGAACGGCGTCTCGATGTCGATGCCGGCGAGGGCGAAGTGATGGGTCGACTTCTTCTGCGGGTCGATGTCGAGCGAGTTGGCCGCCTTGACGCAGCGAAACGAGGTCGCGACCGGCGATTCGAGCGTGAAGTCGACGTTCACGGCAGCGTTGCGCGGTCGCTCGCCTCAGATGCCGAACGCGCCAAGCTCGGCGGCGCTCGGCCGGTCGTCGTCGTCGTCGTCGCCGTCGCCCGGATCGTCGTCGAGCGTTTCAACGTCGAGGACATCGACGAGCAGCGTCAGCGTGTCGTGGCGCGTGCGCACGGCGGCACCGGCGGCGAGGCGGGCGAGTTCTTCGGGGGCGGGCATCCAGAACGATTCGCGATGCTCGCCGCCGCTGTACGTGTGGATGAGCTTCATGACATGAGCTTGACGTGAAAGCCGCGGCCGCTCATCTCGTCGTAGAGCGTTTGCAGCGAAGGCTCGTCCCGGCATTCGACGACGAGCAGGTGCTTGTCGACATCGTCGACGTTGCGGCGCGGCGGATCGTTCGGCGTGCCGAGCATGCCGGCGAGTTCGCCCGAGGAGAAGCCGAGGCGCAGGCCGTCGATGCCGAAGCCGCGCAGCGAGTCGAGCTCGACGGCGAGCTGCTCGACGTTCCAGCCGCTGTTCAGCGCGATCTTGTTGTCGGCGAGCATGTAGGCGCGCTTCTGCTCGTCGGTGAGGCCGTGCAGCGTGATCGTCGGCACGAACGGCAGCGGCGGCGCGATCAGCGCGGCAAGATGACGGCCGTGCCCGGCGATGATCGAGCCCGCCTCGTCGATCAGCAGCGGGTTGGTGAACCCGAACTGGACGAACGAATCGCGTAGCTGCGCAAGCTGCGCGGCCGAGTGCGTGCGCGAATTCCTAGGGTTTCCACGCAGGGAGGCCGGATCGACGTAAACGACCGCCAAGGCGTTCGTTTGGGCGGGGGGGATGTCTGGTGTCACCTCGCCCCCGATCGTGTCACCACGGCCCGGGGAAGGGCCTTCCTGGGCATTCGGGAGCGGTGCCCTATCCCGATTTCGCGCCCGTCCGGAGAAATG